AACTAAAGTAGGGTTTGCTGTAGCAACAGGTCCTGCCGCAATAGCAGCTAACTTTTCAATAGCTTGTCCAGCTGCTAACATGTTACCTTCATTTAAGAATAAAGTAAAGTTATGAGTAGCAGAGTCCTTACCAAAAATTTCTCCAGCTTCTAGTGAAAAGAATACTTCAGTATAGCTTCCTCTTAGGTCTACTTGAGTAGTAGCAGTACTTAATCCAAAAGGATTAGTGTTAGCCTCAGAACTCATTCTAATAGACTCTTCTAAGAATTTACCTTGTCCAGCTCCTTCAAATCCTACTTTAGTAGATGCAGTAGCAATCTCATCAACTTTTAATAATAAAGAAGATCCAACTCCTTGACCAGTTTTACGAATCTCTAATTTCTCTACAGAAACTGACTCATTACCTGCAGTCAATGAAACCTTAATATCAGAAGCATCTGTACCAGCCTCAACATTTAAAATAAGGTCAGAAACAGGAAACTGTGATTTATAAGAATCATAAGCTGCAACGATTGCAGCGCTAATAGCTGTAGTAGTAGTTGCTGCAAGTGGTGCAGTATTGAATCTAAATCCTCTACCTGTACCAATACCTTTTTGAGTTAAGATATCAACCTGGTATCTTGAAGTCTTTAAAGAAAAAACAACTTCGATAGAATCTCCAATAGCAACTCCTGCTGGAGCAACAAGATCAAATTCTTTAACTTCTAAAACCGGAGCAACTGCTCTACGTAATTTCATAGCTTTAATAGATCCAACAGGGAATTTACCAAACCCTGGAATAACGATTGAATCAGCACCTGCAATACCTGCGATGCTTAATAATGCGTTAGATGCGTCTCTTACTTCAATAGCAGCGTCAGAATTCTCTACTCTTTGCTTGTCTCCTAATGTAAACATAATATTTAATTTTTGTGTACCTCTTTATACCAGTGTAAGAAATACGGTTTATAATTTTTATTAAAGGACCCGCTGGTATCGAGCCCTTTGTGATAATAGTAATTTTTTACTCTTGCACAAAGTAATAAGGACTATGTTGTCTTATTAATAGGTATATGTGTATTTAATCTAACATCAGAAGATGCTTCAAGAATAAGCTTTACTACTCTTTTTATGATCTCATTACACGCATACTCAGGAAACTCAAAAGTATCCGATGTGTCAACTGGAGTATCTCTCTGAAGTACTGTAAGCTCTACAGTAGCCGGCTCTTTTAGGTAATCTATATGTATATCTTTTATAACATTTAACCTACTATTACCTATTAAGTATATAAGATCTGGTTTAACGCTTAAAAGACCTCCGTCAGTAAATAGATGATAAGGTCTTTTACCATCTGGCTTAAGATACGCATTATTAATTATACCATTTGCAATTGCTATAGGAAGCTTTTTAGATGGTACGTTTGTTTCAGTGCCTGCAGGAGAACATTTATGATTACGTAAAGAAACGCTCGTTACATGTGATCCTGTCATGTGCCAGTAGTTTAGTGGCGATGGGAATTGATAATAATCTGACCCATACCTTTTACCTATTGTAACATCAACTGGCTTTTCAGTTACAGTACCGTCAAGAGCAGTAACAGAGGACACATAGCCCCCTGTATACTGTAATTTATTTCCTGCTAATATTGTACCAAGTGTACTAGTCATTAAAGGTTGTAAATCATCTGTTAACTGTTGTGAAGTTTCAAAAAGGGCATACCTATCGTTTGCATATTCTTGTATCCCTTTGTTCAGATAATAATTATAATCTTCTAAATGAAGAGAAGGAGACTTGTGTTTCCTTAACTCCATTAGACTATATTCGTAAGCTTGTTTAACAGTCATCTAAATTTATTTTTTAGTTGTTCCTTTAGCAGGTGCTTTAGAAGGTGACTTAGCAGCTGGTTTAGTAGCGCCCTCTAAGACGTTTACTTCTTCAGCCTTAGCAGAATTAAATTGTGGGTTAATCTCACGATCTAATAGCTCTAAGATATCTTCATTTTGTTGTAAGTACGCAATAGCAGAGTCATCACTAACTCCTAATATAGTAGCCCCGTATTTTACAACTCCATCAGCTTTATTAACAGTTACAACGCCTTTTTGCTTGGCCTTAACAAATAATAAGTTAATTCTCATAGATTTGTTTCTGTATATGTTTAATATAGCCTTAGGATCTTTTTTAGCTTTTCCTATTAAGAATTGCTTTATTGATGCCGGCTTTTCATGAGACATATCAAAACCTAATAATAATGCTCTGTTTGCGTACTCTGTAGTCGCATCTTCCATAACATATTTAGTAGCTTCGTAAATAGTCTCTTCACTTCTATTACTTCTTTCAGACTCTCTTCCTTCCATGTGTACATAGAATTCAGCCTTACCTTTTTGTGCATCATCAAGAGACATAGCCAATTCAGGACAGTGCTTTACCCACGCCCAGTTAATAGCGTCTCTATTGTTTGCAAGATTAAATGTTAACCCGTTTTTTAATACAATAGTAGTGTTTAATCTTGAGTCTTGTCCTGTCTCACCTACTGTTACGTAGTAATCTAATTTACTCTTAGCTTCGTCAGATAGTCTTTCTACTCCTGCCCACCATCCAGACGATGCATCTAATGCAGGTTGGATACTTCTTTTACCGTTCTTATAAATAGACTTGATTTCAATAACCTTGTCTGACGGTGTACCGTTTTCTAGCTGATCAATCTCTCGATCAGATTCTTTAAAATTGCTCATATTTACTTATTGTTAATTTATAACTACTCAAGTATAACTAATTAATGTATTACATAAAAGCAAAAGAGGGAAGATCTTTCGACCCTCCCTCTATATTATATAACAATACTTACTATTAAAGAGTTCTAGACTCAGATAAGATGTAAGACTTGTAAGGGTTAAATACAACAGCTCCACTGTATCCTAGTAAGTGATACTGAGATCCGTGAACTCCTGTAGAAACAGTACCAGATGTTTTACCATCAGCACCACCCATTCCTTGTAAGTTACCAGCGATGATTTCAGCACCTTTCTGAGTAAACATAGCAATGTTTGGTCTTCCTGAAGCAATATCCGATCCAGTATCTAAGAAGATACCATAACCACCTTCAGGGTATTCCTGAGATAATGATCTGTCTGGCATAAAAGTAATTGAGTTACCTTGGAATTCGTAAGAATCAAATTCAGCACCTACTTTTACTTTACCACTTGCAGCTTTAGAATAGAAGTAAGCTCCATCAGAAGCAGACTGAAATCTTAAGTCATTAATCATTAAATCTCCTAATTGATCGTAAAGTCTTTCGTTACACACTACTGCGTAAGTATTTCCAGTTGGTCTATCAGACTTCTCTCTCATTGCAGCTAGTACAGAGTTAAGAACAGAAGTAGTAAACACAGAGTAAGAGAATTTATCACAGTATCTTTCGATTTGTGGAATAACTCCATCACCCATTGGGATATCACGACCATGGTCATCTTGATCTAAACATTTTCCGTTTACATCGTAGTTAGTCTCAGAAAAGATACAGTTGTTCTCTCTAGACAATAAGAAGTTATCCATACAGTCTTTTTCCTTCTTGTTCATCTTGTAGTAAGACGAAGTAGCTTTAGGATCCTTTCCTGTTTTGATAAAAACATCTTCTTGCATTGCGAAATCACCTGACCAATCTACAGATGCTCTCTGACGAGAGATGTAGTTTCTATGAGTCTCAGTGTTACTTACCCACTTAGTATATCCCATTTCAGATAATTCTGGGTGGTAGTTACTTCTGTAACGAGTATCTCTACCTGCCGCAGCGTAAGATACATTAATAGATTTAGTTGGATCGTTACCTACTAATACAACTCTGTACTCCCATCTTCCAACTGCCAACTTACGTGCTGGAGCAACAACTCTTAACTGCTGCTTGTTTTCTAATGTAAAAGTATCATGCTTGTCATAGTATCTTTCACCTAAAATAATAGTTTCAACCCCTTTTTGTAAACCATCACCAGAGATAGCTCCTACGATAGTTACTTTTTTAATGAAGTTAACATCGATGTTCCACTCAATACACATAGAATTGATTGGAGTAAAAGAACTAGCTTCTTTCTTCGGGTTATAATAAACGTTTTTTAAAGCATCTGTTAAAGTAGAGATTGCTAAATGTGGGTACATAGTTACTACTGTTCCTAATTTGTGAGGCTTAGAGCCTAACAAAGTACCAAAGTTTTGTACAGTCTTAGTTTCGCCTAAGTTCTGTGCAACTGAATTTCTGTCTACAACTTTCATTGTTTTGTTTTGTTTTATGGATGGATATTCCCACCCTTGATTATTGATTAATTAATAATATTACATGTAAACTAAATTTAGTTCACATACACAAGGATAATCAATCTAATTCATGCAAGTCATCTAAGCTAACTATCTTTTCCTGTCTAATACTATCTTTTTTGCCCTTTTTAACTTTGGGAACGTAGCCCCCATCTAATGGCTCTTTAGATAATCCAGACTCTCCGACTCTCTTGCCTTCCTGAAACTGATTAGTAATTTCTTTCTTAAAGTAAGTCTCTAACTGATCAAAGTGAGACTCCCCAAATTTATATAACCATGCTGCTTTAAATAACTTCTCTGGATTTCCAAATACCTCAGCCATAAACTGAGAATCTCCTTCTTCATTTACTTCCAGTAAAGATTCTAAAACATCATTCTTCATGTCTTCATTAATATCCCACCCAGCTACTCTTTCTATATTTTTAGCAGCGTTAGCAATAGTAACTCTATCTTCGTCAATCTCTCTTTGAGCTTCTTCTTGTCTAGCTTGGTAAACTCTTTCTTCTTCTATCGCCTGCTCGTTAATAAATTGTTTACGTAAAACATCAGCTTGCTTTTCAAAGAATTTACCGTTTTTTAGATTGTCTAACTCTTCAATAAGGTCCTCATCGCTAGCTTCAGGATTAGTGTCTTTTAACCACTTACCTACAATAGCCTCACTAGGCATATCTTCATAGTTCTGGCCTCCTTCAAAGTTCTTAAGCTGTTCAAATCTTTCTGTAGCTAATTTATCAATAGCATCTTCTACACTTGTTCCTTGCTCTCTAACCCAAGATAATAAACCAATCTCATCTTCATCTAATATTTTACTGATGTCTTGCTCTTCGTTTCCTGAATTATCAGTAAGATCGTGTAAGATGTTAAACTGCTCTTCTGCAGTTAACTCGTTAAAATGTTTTGTTTCAGGATCTTCTCCGTCTTCTCCTTCGAATGTGATCATACCACCCACAATACCGTGCTGTGCTAAAAATTGATCAATACCAGAAGCCGTAGATTCTCCCTCTTCTTCTTCATTACTAGGCTCATCTTCTACAGACTCTTCAGTACCTTCTTCCGACTCTTTAGGATCCTCCTCTTCTTCTTTTTCAGCTGATCCAGCTCTTGGGGATTCAATACTAGAGTCTTCTCCTGTATTTTGTACTTCTACTGTTTCTTCATCATCGTGAAGATCATCTAATGTTGTTAGATTGCTCATATTTATTCTTATTTACTTATTATGGGGAGCTGTTTTAGTTGTGCTACCTTTACCAACAATATCAAATTAATCTAAACTTCTTTAACTAGAAAGTAAGATCTAGTCGCTTTCTGATGCTATTCTTAATCTTAGCTTATCATTATAGTAAGTACCGTACCAAACAATTGTTTTACCTGCCTCTACTGTATAAGTTCTGTCACCAGCCATATCATCTAAAAATACATAATCCGCAGAAAATATAAACTTCTTAGATGATGTGTTATTATTATTAATTGAAAACCAGTGCAAAGAACGATCTTCTGTATTTATAGGTGCTATAAATGTTACATCTGATGTATCTCCAATAGGAGCTTCGTAATAAATCCTTGTGTGATCATGAGATAAGTTAGGAGATATAGTAGTGTCTCCATTAGTGTACTTAATGTATCTACTATCTGTGTCAGGAGCGTTGTATATACTATTCCCAGACTTACTAAACAATGATTGACCCAATACAGGGTTTGAAAAAGTTGCCATATTATTTTAATTTTTTAACGCTGTTACCCGCTGGTTTACAAATATCTTTTTTTATCATGGATTTAAGGCACATTAATAATGATTCATTTAACCCTCTATCACTATTATTAATATACTTAAAGTGATCAATAAGAGCCTCAATCATTATTGAATGAGCAAATGCATTATCTAATGCCTGGCTGTCTCCAACAAATGGAGCACTCTGAGTTATATAAAGCTGTATATTACCTATCGCTTTATAACCTTCATTAATCCAAGGCTCGTAACTATCTGAATAATTTAGTATCATATTATTTATATAAACATTGTGAACATAAAGCACGAGAAGACTCAAGTATATCAGATACTTCATGATATAGTCCTTCATTAAACTTGACCCACGATGCTAATCTTTTTTGTAATAACTTAATGTATACACTAACATGTGATACCCCAAATGTAGGAGAGTCGCAAGCTTTAGACGCACAGTTCTTTACAACCTCAGAAAGGATAGCCTCTCCTAACTCTACAGTAACTAAATGTTGTGTCTCAATAAAGTATATAGGATCAGTTGTAGTAAGTTCTCCTACATTGTCTCTCATAAGTGTTTGCCACTCTTCAAATGTTGGAGACTTTTTCCAGTTAACGTCATCAGGTATTCCATCAGCATCTAAAGATCCTCCTACACCTGTAGTATTAATATAAAAAGCATCGTCTTTGTATAATATATCTCCTGAGCTTGCACCTGCTACTGTAGGGTCCGCAGCTTCCCAAGTCTTTACTGTACTTACGTATGATGTGTACCAACCATCTACATATATCTTATTGTTTGATGTATTAGCTGGAACAAATGTATTAACAGTAGGAGCTCTATAAAATGCTGTGTAAGCAGGTTCTCCAGGAGCTAGGTTAGCATTTGCTGTAAGGAATTGTTTAACTACTGTAAACCCTTCTCTATAATCATAAGGCTGATTGTAATAATCTGCTGGATTAGTAAGGCTAAGGATCTCAGATGGAAATGTAAACTCTGATGGATTATAATGCCATTCGTTTGAGTTATTATATCCCGGAGAAATATAGTCACTGTCCGCCTCTAAAACAGGACTAGCTGAGTCAGCTGACTCTAAAACCACTGTTTCTATTACTCTGCCTGTTTTAGGATCTCTACCATTGTAGGTTAAAAACACCTTTTTTACACCTTCAGTACCTATACCGTAAGGAAGATGATTATAATTAATATTATAATCTAATACTCCTAATTTGCTTTCTTCGCTATCCCAAGCTAAAGTTACATTTTCTACATCACCATCAACTCTAAATGATGTGTCTAGTAATGCTCCTGATGTAGCTATTGATTCTACTTCTCTAATGTTCATCTTTATTGCTTTCTTTAATGAATTCTTCTACTGCTTCAATTGAGCCAAAGTATTTAATCCATCTGGGTTTATACAAGTGGTGTTCTAAAACTGTTACGAGTGTTTTCTCGTCTAATCTGATTTTATATCTTTTTCTATTATCCGCCATTAGAAATTATTTCTTACTTCTCTAGAAGATCCTGTAGACGACTCTGCGTATATCTGCTCTCTTTCTAGCTGTACTATTTGTTTATCTTTCTTAATCTCTGCTGCAGTTTCCATTTCTTCTATACTAAGTTTTTTGTAACCTAGTTTATACTTTTCTTTAGCATCGTATTCTTTTATGTCTAGCTCTCTCTTTTTATTCTCTTTATCTAAAGATGTTAATCTCTTAATCTGAGCGTCAAATTCCTGTGCTGCTTTCTCTCCTTCTTTAAGCTGAGCAGTTAACTGTTCTACTTGCTGGGTTAACTGACCTACTTGATTATTTTGTTCTTTAGTCTTAGCCATACTATTATTTATGATCTTAACCATTTCTGTAGGTGAGTCAGAGAGCGTCAATTTAATTATAACATCAGGATCTAAAGCACCCATACCAACTAATTCAGGTATAAGACTTTTTACTTTATCTACCTTAGATGCCTCTTCTCCGTTTCTTATAACGTGTATATTAAAATCAGTATAACAGAAGTTTTCTGGTTGTACATCAAATATTATTTGCTTATGTCCTACAACGTAAGAACCTCGCTTACCTTTTTTATATGTTATTTTACCTGCATTAATTAGATCAGATATCATGTAAGATCTTACTGTACCTAATACTTCAAAAAGGTCTTTAGTAATTAATGACACTTGTTGTTGACCTACTCTAACATTAGTCACAGCATCTCTAGCTTCAGCTGCTGCATACATGTGTCTATTAATACCACTAGTTGTATCTGCTTGTTTTTCTATAGACTCTAATACTAAGTTAAGGTCATTTATAACATTACCGTTAAGAGACCCCTTAAAATCACCATACCCACTAAATAAGTGAGCACCATCTTCTGTAGGATCATAAAGCTCTATACCTTGTTTACGTAAAGAAACAAACTTTAGAACCCTTTCCATATAATCTTCTCCTAGTACTTTAGGGATAGCAGCTAAGTTTACTCTAGATCCATCTACACCAGAGTTAGCAATTAGATTATCTCTAAAGAACGTTACGATATCATAAGAATCTTGAAGTCCTTTGAGCGCTAATGCTGTAGAGTATGGTACACCATTTCTGTCGTTATAAGCACCACCATTAAATGATAGTACTGTAGAAGAAGGATTACCCATACTTCTAGGTGTCCATCTTGATTTACCCATCTCTAGGTATATATCGTCTCCAATTCTAACTGATTGGTATCTATCTAATCTGTATCCTTTCTTATTAACTTGACCGCTTCCTGGATCTTTACCATAAGAATCTGTATAGTACTTACTAGACTTTATTGATTCGGTTGTTCTAAAAGATTCTTTTACTTCTTGCTCTAAACTAACTTCATTATTAACTAAAAACTCTACTTCGTATACAGCAATAGAATCTAAGTTATCATTAATATGCTGGTTATGTGTAGAGTTATTTGAATCTTTATTAAATATGTGACCTAGATGCCTAGAATCAGTTATCTCTCTTCCGCTTTTAGATATTTCTCCAAATACCTTATCTTTAGCGGTTTTATTCATCTTGTTACCCCACCTAGAAAGTATCTCAGTTCTGTTCATGTATCTTCTATGCACTACAGCATAAACATACGGCGTATGACCAGAAGACATAAACTGGTGGTTAGTATTTTTATTAAAGAATATATTTTCAGGTTTACATACCTCAAATACTGGATCTGCTCCCTCTTTATCTATTCTTACTCTATAATAAGCTTCTCCTGTTAAAAGGAGGTCTAAGAAATACTGCTTTACCTTTTGCTTTAGATCTATAGTCCTGTCTTGACTAAAAAACTTTACTAGGCTTTGTGCGGCTATCTCAAAATTAGAAATAAACTCTTCATCTACCATAGTACTTACCGAGTTTATATACTCATCAGTAACTACATCAGATTTAGGATCATCCCCATTTTCTGTCCTTTTATAGTTATTCTCTAGTTGGTTGTCATACCCTTCTAATACTCTTCTAGCCTTTTCTGCTAGCTTAGTCTTCTCTATCTTTGTAAGAGTTGCATTGTCATTAACAGACATTTTAAATGTAAATACTTCGTCTAATAAAAGCCCCAGTAATACATCTATTCTAGTTTTTATTAAAGGAGTCATTTTTATACTCATAGGAGTTTCAATACCAAAAGTCTCCTCTAAGTATTTAAACTCCTGCCCATCTCTTACACCATCATATAGATTTCTAGCCGTTCTAATACGAGGCTTTTCATCTACTAATGCTGTTATAAAATGGTCAGTAGCTTGCCGCATGTAAGAAAAGGTGCTCTTCTCTTCCTCTGTGGTGTGTACGTCCTCTATGTTGTTATAACTTTTTGCAAAACCACTCATCTATTATTTTTCTAATGAAAATAAAACATCAAAACTGTTAATAGTTTTTAACTTTGTTTTACCTTCGTTTAAAATCATATTACCGCAATATGGATCAAACGCTACAATAGTACCAACTTTATAATCATCAGCACCATCAGCACAAGCTATTACCTCCCCTTTTTGTACATCCGCCTCTCTTGGGTCAGATGAAGAAGGGTCGTATATACCATCTTGAACTACATCTTGGTCAATTATCTTTACTAAAATTCTATCTCTTGTAGGTTTTATTGTGTCAACATTCATATCATCTAAATTACTAGTTATTGCTACTATCTCACTTCCTCTTACTACTTTACAAAAACCATCGTCTGTTGTTACATGGTATCCAGCAAATTGCTGGAATATAATACCATCTCCTAACTTTAGCTCAGGGCACTGCTCTTTACTAATAGCATCAGGGCCTAGATTAATTGCTTTAGCGTAATAAAATTCTACTGCTGTTTTGGTTCCTTCAGGAGACTCTCCTAAATATACACCATCTTCCATAGTAGGCAACTTATGAATCTCCGCAACAACATTCATATTGCTCGGAGTAATGCTTAACTTTTCCATATTTACTTATTTTGTATGAGTAATAATAGGAATTAAGTGCCGAGAATAAAAGTAGATTAGTAATTTACTACAGGGTTTTTAGGATCGGTCATATCAATCCATTGTACACCGCCGTGCTTATTAAACTTGTCAGCCTCAGATTTTAGTATCTGAGTCATTTCATCTCTTCTGTCTTCTTGGTTTGGTATAACCCCATACTTTTTATAGTTAGTAATGGGATCTGTGTAATAACCAAATGCTTTAAGACGATTAGACTCTTTAGGTGCTTGTATACCCGCTACCTTACCCATTAAATCTTCATCAGCAAGCTCGCAAAGACCCATAGCTATTACCATATCAAACTTTGTACGATCATCTCTATTGTAGTTTTGTAGCTGGTCTAGTATGTCCATAAACCATATTTGATCGTAGAAGCTGTCTATATAAGAAGCTACTTTCATATCTTGGTGATCAATAATTGTACCTCCAGCAGTAGTACCTATTAGCTGTGTGTTTTTTGTAGGGTCCCCTGATGTTAAGTTAATCGTAGGTCTCTTTTTAAGCATGTGGTACATTTTATTATCTCTAAAATGTGAGACAATACCAATCTTAGTATATTCAATATTAACTTCGGCGTTAAAGTAATAAGATAATTTAAGGGCGTTATCCCAGTCATCTCTAACATTAGAAGACCTTTTATTATACTTAGCTACGTACAAATTAGATGTAGTTCTAAAATATCCTCCATCTAGCACACGCTTTTTTATAAGTATAGCTAACTCAGATCCCTTTTTATTGTTGGTAGCATAAGAAGAGTCCGATGTACCTTGGTCAATACTATCACAACCTCCCACGTAAAGACCGTCTATAGGAGACTTTTCATTTTCATTAGCTGCTTCAGTTAACCAGTGTGGGTGTTCTAGAATAGATACATCTCCATGAGGGGTTGCATCCCACTCTACCCCTATTATCTTGCCAGTAGGAGATCTTCTCCAATTAAGGAATCCATTACCTGGTTTAGGTGTGTTATCCCCTCCTTGTATAATGTTTATACGCTGACTAGCTATTTTATCTTGATTAAATAAGTTAGTTCCTTTCTTAGTAAATACTTCTCTAACTGTCATAGGAAATTCCTGAAGAAGTGTTAAGTAAGAGCTAGGATTAGCTTTAGCCTTTTCTCTTCTTATATTTACCAATGACGTTGCTAGTGCTATATCAGGACATCCAGTCTCTTCCCAAGTACCTGCATATTTTACGTGCGTAGGACAAAAGAATCCTGTAGTCTCACCCCAATCGTTTGTAGGAAGTATCTCATTAACTTCAGGCTCTGTAAATATACCTTCAGCTTCATCATTCTCTACAGTACCACCAGTACCACTATACATTACTGTACATTTCTTTAGTGCTGATCCTACATACCAAGAACCTCTAGATTCTCCTATACAAGCACCCAAACTACCTTTTTGATGTGACGGAGGAAAAGCTGCAAACTCTTCTATTAGTTGTTTAGTAGGACGCTTACCTCTCGTCTTACCTCCATTCTTACCGTATGTAATCTTTTCTATTAGAGATAAATGGCCTGACATTTCTGAGGTACCGTCTGGTAACTCTATATTTTCTCCAGATAATTTCTTAATATGAGAGTCTGTAATTAACTTATACTTTAGCGCAGGGTGCTGCTTTTCTATAGCTTCTATTCCTTGCTCTATTTTAGACCACGCTTCTGATGTAGTTTCTTCATTAGTAGAAGACACTAAAGACAATGATTTCTCGTATAACCTAAATTCTCTATCTATTATACAGTTTATCATATATGACTTACCTACACCCCTACCTCCCATTATAGCGATATCTTGTCTTGTAAGTTCTGCTTTCCAGCAGTAGTCAAAGAAGTATCTGTCTATATTACAATAAGCAGCAAAGGATGTTTCAAAATCTGTAGTAGGCTTACCATCACTCCCCATAACAGGAACAGGGAAAACAAATATGTTCATCCAGTAAACAAAGAAAGGATTAAAATACTCGCCGTCAACCCATACACCATCATAACTAAACTCAAGTATATCTTCATACCATACATCCATATCTAAACTATCCGGATGGTAGTTAGGTGTTACTTGCCATTTTAGTAATTCTTTTGGTAGTGGTCTATGTACTAGGTAGTCTGTTATTTTTATGTCTTCCTCTCCTGTAGGAACGCCTAATAGTCTCCTTGGAGACTCTGTAACATCAAACTCACCGTTCCATATTCTACCTCTATCATCCGTTCTAAGGAATGGTAGATCAAATGGATCGTATTCGTTCTTAACGTCTATTTCTGGCTGCCCATAATCGTTCATTATCTAACCTCTTTCTTATCTA